ATGGAGACTTGTCTGGGGCTGCTTTTACTGAAGTTACAACTTCTGCATCACTTCAAACACTTGAAGTGAATAAAGACGAGTGTAAAAGATTCATAAAAATTGTACAAACAGTTGGTGGCTCATCACCTGTTTTTGTATATGGAATCTCACTCATAGCAGCTAAAAAATACGGATAAAAATATAGCCCCTTAGATGGGGCTTTTTCTTATGGCTTTTACTGAAGATTTAGATACATTCTTTAATGATTTTAAAGTAAATGTGTCTTATAAAAATGTAAATTATACAGGAATATTAGATCAACCTGATGAGATAGTAGCTGACGATAGAATTTTAACAACTGATTATGAGTTGCAAGTAAAAACAGATGAATTAGGATCAGTTGTATTTAATGATGAAATAACAGTAGATTCTGAAAAATATAAAGTTAGATCAGTAAGAAAAATAGATGACGGTAAGCTTTCTATTATTTCATTAATTAAGGTATAAAATGACCAGTAAAAGAGAACAAATATTAGCAAAGATAACATCTGATTTAGCGGGAACAACTGGTGTAGGAACTCGTATATTCAGATCGAGAGCAGCAGCAATCAATAGAAATGAAAGTCCAAGTTTAGTCATAGAATTTGTTACTGATGATCCAACAATCAATAGTGCAAGTTATTTAAAACTTGATTGGACTTTAAGAGTAAGAATAGTTGTAATAGTAAGATCTGAGACTCCTGATACAACAGCAGATCCAATAATAAAAAGTCTTCATACTAAAATAGTTACTGACCCCACTCTTGGAGGTATTGCTATTGATGTAAGACCATCAACAGTTACTTTTGATATTATTGAGGCCGATCAAACAGCAGGAGTTACTTTTTGTGAATATGAAGTAGATTACAGATCAAACTATAACGATTTAACAACATGATCTATACTTCAAGCATGACCCTAACAACCCTTATTGTCTATTATGAAGTATGAAAATCCAACTGAGGGCGGTACTTACATACTTGACCCTAAAACTGGCAAAAAAAAGCTAGTACAACAAACAAAACAAGCAGAACCCCCTATCGAGGAAACTAAAGATGGCACTACTAACGAGAAAGAGAGTAATTCTGATTGAGGCAGAAAGCAGCTATGGATCAGATCCAGGTATAGCTGCTGCTGATGCAGTTCTTGTACGAGATTTAAGTATTACACCACAATCAAGTGATGTAGTAAGTAGAGATGTTGTAAGGCCATTCTTAGGAGCTTTCCAACAGCTACTAGCAAACACAAACGTTGAGGTAACTTTCAGCGTAGAACTTGCAGGTAGTGGGACAGTTGCTACACCACCTAGATATGGTGACGCATTGAAAGCTTGTGGTTTTAGCGAAACAATTAATTCTGGTAATAATGTTGTTTATGCACCTGTTTCTTCAAGTTTTTCTTCAGTTACTATTCATTACAACACAGATGGTGTTAGGCATAAAGTAGTTGGAGCAAGAGGGAGTTTTGTAATTAACGGATCTGTTGGCGAAATTCCAACAATAGATTTTACTTTCCAAGGCATATATATTCCTCCAACAGACTCAGCCTTACCTACAGTGACTTATGGAGATCAAGCAACACCTCTTATATTTAAGCAAGGCAATACAAGTAGTTTTCAATTACTTTCACATTCTGCTGCTCTATCTTCTATCTCTTTAGATGTAGGTAATGAGCTTGTTTATCGTGAGTTAGTTGGTGGTACACAAGAAACATTACTGACTAATAGGAACATTACTGGTTCTGTTTCAATAGAAGCAATGTTACTTGGTACTAAAGATTATTTTGCTGCTGCACTTGCTGAAACAACAGGTAATTTAACTTTTACTCATGGCACTGCTGCGGGTAACACAGTTCAAGTATCTTCTACAAAAGCAGATATTGGTGACGTTGCTTATGGAGAAGAAGATGGAATCCAAATGTTAGAAATTCCTTACACATTAGTTCCAACATCAGAGAATGATGAAGTCACGATAACTTACACATAGATACTGACTAAGTATTGACTACTGAGTTAGAGTAAAGAGGAATATATTTTAATTTATGCCTTTTGTAAGAAAAAAAACTAAGGTTTACTCTTGGCCTGTAAAAGTAAAAACACCATCTACAACTAAAGTAGGCGAGTTTGAAACTACAAAATTTACAGGCAAGTTTAATCGTTTATCAAGGTCTGAACTTAATAACTTTGAAGAAGCAACTGAGTATGATGCTTTGCAAAAAGTCTTAGTAGGTTGGGAAGATGTTAATGAGGAAGATGGTACACCTATTCAATTCTCACAAGCAGTATTAAAAGAATTGGCTGAGGATACAGATTTTGTAGCGGGTGTATTAGAAGCATTTAAAGATTTTTATAGTAATGCACAAGCAAAAAACTAACTGATGCTACTTTATATTGGGCTTCGGGTAGCAAAAAAGTTATAGATGAAACCGCTAAAGATGCAGAAGTTTTTGGTATTCAGATAGAGAAGCCACCAGAAGAAAAAGACGAGTTTGAAGTGATGGAAGAAAATTGGGATATAGTTATGATGTTTTTAAGAATGAATACACAATGGTCAATGTCCTTTGGAGGTGTAGTAGGATTAAAATATGAAGTCTTACTGCTTGCTGGTGGACTATTTGACCTATACAATGTAGAAAACAGATTAGAAATGTTAGAGGGCTTACAACTTATGGAATCTGTGGCTCTTCGTGAAATTAATAAGGAGAAAAAATAGTGGCAAAAGCTATTGATACCGTACAACTTCAATTAAAATTAAAAGGTTTTTCTGCTGTTAAAAGTATAGGAAAAGATTTTGAAAAATTCCAAAGTACAGTAAAAATTTCAAGTCAACAATTAGAACCATTACTAAAAAAACTTACTCAAGTAAATGGAAAAACTGTTTTAAGTAAAAATGCTTTTCAAGGACAAATTGGTGTTTTAACCAATCTTAGAAATAGTGTTGGAATTGGTACTGTTGCTTATGACAGACTTGGTAGGGAAATTGATGAGGTAAGAGCAAAAATGAACGCTCTTACTCAATCAGCATCAGGTCAAGGTGGTATATTTTCAAAACTTCAAGCACGTTTCGATAAAATTCCAGTAGGAGGAAGAGCAGCTTTAGGGGCTTTAGCGGGTACAGCTACATCAAGGTTAGGCACTACAGGTCAGTTAGCATTTACTGGTGGTGCTGTCGGAGGGCCTGCTGGTGCTGTTATTGGTGCAGGTATAGGTGCTGCTGTTGATACTGTACAAGCTGCGGGTGCTGCAGCAAAATATTCTGCACAAATACAAAGACTCGAAATAGCTTTAAAAGGTGTTACAGGGACTCAGGCACGTTTTAATAAAGCTCAAAAAATTATTTCTGATACTTCTAAAAGATTAAATGTTCCTATTGCAGCAGCAACAAAACAATTTACTCAATTATCTGCATCTGTAATTGGTGCGGGAGGTTCATTAGATGATGCAAAACTTGTTTTCAATGGTGTTACTGAAGCCATAAAAGCAACGGGTGGTGGAGCAGATGATGTACAATCTGCTATTCGAGCCATGTCGCAAATCTTTGGTAAAGGTAAGGTGTCGGCTGAAGAATTACAAGGTCAACTTGGTGAACGCTTGGCTGGTGCAGTTGTAAAATTTGCAGAAGCTAGTGGAAGAACTTTACAAGAATTACAAAAAGATTTAAGAGATGGAACTGTTGGATTGGATAGTGTTATGAAATTTGTAGTTAAATTAAGTAAAGATCATAAGAATGCTGCTGAAGCTATGGCTGCATCAAGTGTTGAGGCTGGATTAAGGATGCAAGTAGCATTAGAATCATTACAGAAAGAAGTTGGAGATATATTTGTTCCTGTTGGAGCATTTTTCCAGAATATTATTTCTTCAATAGCATTATTAATTACTAGAATTTTAAAATTAAGAGATGCTTTTAATCTTTTAGGTAAGTTAAGAGGTGCTGCAGGATTAGAAAAAGAATTAGCAGATATTGATAAACAACTAGAAAGTGGTATGAAAAAAATAACTACATTTAGTAAAGGTGAGTTTGGATTACCAAAAGTTACATATGAGAAATTGACTGAAGAGGAAAAAGCTGCTTTACAACAAAGAAAAAAAGATATTGATAACGAGCTAAAAGGAATAGAAGATAAAAGTGGATTTCAAGGAGTTGGTAAAGATCAAGGTAAACTTGTTTTAGAACAACAAAAAATATTAAATTTAGTAGGTCAAATTAACGATGAAAAATTAAAACAAGTTGAGATTGATTTTGAAGCTGCAAAAATGTTTGAACTTCTTGGAGGTGAGGGAAATAAATTTAAAGTTACTCTTGAACAAATTACAGAAGCCCTAAAAAAAGGCAAAACAGAAACATTTAATTTTGCAGAAGAATTTAAAAAATTATCAGATAAAGCTACAGATTTAAAAAGTCGAGTTGGTGAATTAGCTTTAGATACAACAGTAAAATTAGCTGATGCTTTTGCTGACTTTTTTATAGAAGGCAAAAGAGGTTTTAAAGATTTAGCTAAATCAGCAATACAAGATTTAACAAGAATAATAATTAGAGCAACTTTTATGAAACATATAGCTAATCCAATTTTAGGTAAGTTAAATTTACTTCCTAATGCAGACGGAAATGTTATTGCAAACAACAAAATTGTACCGTATGCAAAAGGGGGTCTAATTACTCGTCCTCAATTATTTCCTTTATCTAATGGGGCAGCGTTGGCAGGGGAAGCTGGTGTAGAAGCAATCATGCCTTTGCGTAGAGGTAGAAATGGAAGACTTGGTGTAGAAGCATCAGGTGGAATGTCTAATAATATTATTGTAAATGTAGATGCTACTGGAAGTTCTGTTGAAGGTGATGAAGATAGCGGAAGACAGTTAGGTCAATTAATTGCAACTGCTGTACAATCACAATTAGTAGAAGAAAAAAGACCTGGAGGTTTATTAGAATAATGGCAACTTTTCCAAGTATAGACCCAAGTTTTCCTGTAAGAAAGAAATCACAGCCAAATATTAAAACGGTGAAATTTGGAGATGGTTATGAACACCGAGTGAATTTGGGTTTAAATCAAAATCCAAAAGAATTTAATTTAACTTGGAAAAATTTATCTGACGCAGATAGTAATACTGTTGAAGCATTTTTAGACGCAAGGGCAGTTGATGGTGCAAGTTTTACATACACACCACCAAAAGAATCAAGTGCAATGCAGTTTAAATGTTCATCATGGGAAAAAAATATAAACTTTCCTACAAGAGCAACAATCACAGCTACTTTTGTAGAGGTTTTTGAGCCATGAGTACTGCTCCAGTTTTTAGTGAATTACAAAAAGTAAATCCATCTGCAATCATTGAACTTTTCGTTTTACAACTAGATAATGCTTTACATGGTTCAACTGATATATATAGATTTCATGCGGGTTCTAATTTAAACGCAAATGGTCAAATAGTTTTTGCAGCTAATACATATTTAAGATTTCCTGTAGAAGCATCAGGTTTTGCATATGAAAAAGGAAAAATTCCTCGTCCAAGATTAAAAATAAGTAATGCAACAGGTTTGATGTCATCAATTTTGGTTACTGTAAATAAAGTAACAGCAGGCAATGATTTAACAGGAGCTACTTTAACTAGAATAACAACGATGGCTAGATTTTTAGATAATGCAAATTTTAGTGGTGGTACAAACCCTTTTGGAACTCCAGATCCATCAGCAGAATTTAAACGTCAAATTTATACAATAGATAGGAAATCTGCTGAAAACAGAGAAGTAGTAGAATTTGAACTTGGAGCATCTCTTGATATGGCTGGCGTAAAATGTCCTAAAAGGCAATGCACAAGAGCCTTGTTCCCTTCTATTGGCACGTTTAATTAAATGAGTTGGAAAACAGATGCTTTAATTCATGCAAAAGACCAAGACCCGAAAGAATCTGTTGGTCTTTTGCTAAATGTTAAAGGCAAAAAAAGATATTACCCTTGTCAAAATTTAGCTATAACCAGTTACCAAGAGTTTATCTTAAATCCAGAAGATTATGTTAAAGCAGATAATACAGGTGAAATTGTTGCAGTAATTCATAGTCATCCTCTTAATCCACCAACACCAAGTCAAGCGGATAAAGTTAGTTGTGAGTATAGTGGATTACCTTGGCATATTGTTAATCCAAAAACAGAAGAGTGGGGTTATCTTGAACCTTCAGGTTATAAAGCACCTTTACTTGGAAGGCAATGGGTTTGGGGTGTTACTGATTGTTGGTCTTTAGTAAGAGATTGGTATAAAGAAACAAAAAACATTGACTTAAGAGATTGGGAAAGACCTTTTACATATGATGAATTTGTAAAGAATCCAATGTTCGAGAAATGTGCTGCAAAAACTAAATTTAGAAAATTACAATCTGATGAAAAATTAAAAAATGGTGACTTAATTTTTATGTCTATATGTAGTGCAGGATTAAATCATGTAGCTATTTTTTTAGACGGTGATGTATTGCATCATTTAACCAATAGACTATCTTGTAGAGAGCCTTACTCTGAATGGTTGCTAAAATGTACAGGAGGTAAGTATCGTTATGTTGCGTAAAATAAAATTGTATGGAAATTTAGCAGAATTTGTTGGTCACAAAGAATTTGAAGTTGAAGTTGATACTATTTCTAAAGCAGTTAGTTTTTTAGTTCACAATTTTAAAGGAATTGAAAAACATATGAGTCTTCAAAATTATCATGTAAGTGTAGGTGATTATGATATTGATAAAGATGAAATTGATTATCCTCTTGGAGGGCAAGATATACATTTTGTACCAGTTATATCAGGAGCAGGAGGGCCTGGCTTTAGAAAGTTTATAGTGGGAGCAATTTTAATTGGTTTTTCGATAGGAACAGGTGGAGGTTTTGGTGCTATAGCTGCAGGTAATTTTAAATTAGGTTTTTTTGGAAAACTTGGAATCGCTTTGGCATTACAAGGGGTGAATGAAATGTTGTTTCAAACTCCAGAAGATCCAGAATTTGAAGAAGATCCTAGAGTTTCTTTTAGCTTTTCTGGTATTCAAAATACATCACGAGCAGGAACTAGCCATCCTATTGTTTACGGTGAAATTTTTACTGGTTCTGTAGTGATTTCAGCAGGCATTGACACTAATCAGGTATCAGCATGACAGATAAAATTATTAGAGGTGCTTTTTTTGGATTGTTTGGCTCTCCAAAACCTCCAAAACCTTTTAAAGCTCCTGATACTCTTAATAGTAAACAGTTTGCATCAATACAAGATTTAATTTCTGAGGGAGAAATAGAGGGTTTTGCAACACCATCAAAAGCTAATATTACTGATAGATTTTCTAGTGCTTATATAAATGCTTCTCTTAAAGATGTCTTTTTAAACAATACTCCTGTTTTAAATAAAAATGCAAGTAATACAAGTCCACAATCAACAGATTTTAATTTTCAAGACGTAGGTTTTGCTGCTCGCTTTGGCACATCAAACCAATTACATATACCTGGCATTGAGGGTTCACAATCATCGTCTAACGTTGGAGTAAAAGTTGAAAAATCATCTCCTAGAGTTCGTACAATAACTAATACTGCTGTTGATGCAGTAAGAATAACTATTACAGTTCCACAATTACAGAGATTTACTGACAAAGGAGATATATTTGGAACTTCAATATCTTTAAGAATATCAATAAAATACAACGGAGATTCTAGTTTTACAAATTTAATAACAGATACTATTACAGGAAGAACTGCTGACGCATATCAAAAAGATTATCGTGTTACTTTTGATCGTGAAAGAATTAATTTAGGAACAGCTTTTCCTTTGGATTTAAGAGTTGAAAGACTTACAGATGATAATGCTTCTGACACATTAAAAAATGAATTTAATTGGACAACTTTAACTGAAATAGTTGATGATAAACTTTCTTATCCAAATAGTGCATATACAAACTTAAGAATAGATTCTGAGCAATTTAGTTCTATTCCAGATAGAGCTTATCGTATTAGAGGTGTAAAAGTAAGAATACCAGGTGCAGGGTCTAATAATTCTGGTACTCCTACTGTTGATTTGCAAACAGGTAGAGTTATATATCCTAATGGTTATATCTTTGGGGGAACTATGGGTGCAGCCCAATGGTGTTCATGTCCAAGTCTAATTTTACTTGACCTTCTTACTAATAAAAGATATGGATTTGGTACTCAATTAGATGCTGATAATTCATTTACACAAAATGGAACTTCTAATACATTAGATTTATTTAGTTTTATATCTGCAAGTAAATATGCAAATGAATTAGTAGATGATGGAGATGGAGGTCAAGAAGCAAGATTTAGTTGTAATGTAAATATTCAAGGTTCTAATGAAGCTTTTAAGTTAATAAATGAATTAGCTGGAGTTATGAGATGTTTCCCTATTTGGTCTGAAGGTACTGTAAATATAAGTCAAGACAGACCAATAGATTCTAGTTATTTATTTAGCTTATCTAATGTGGGAGAGGAAGGTTTTAATTATTCTGGAAGTAGTTTAAAACAAAGAAATACTGTAATAAATGTCAGTTATTTTAATATGGATAGTAGAGAAATAGATTATGAGGTCGTAGAAGATACTGCTGCTATTGCCAAGCTAGGAATTTTGAAAAAAGATATAAAAGCATTTGCTACAACTTCAAGAGGCCAAGCTCAGAGACTTGGGAAAGCAATACTTTTCAGTCAGCAGCAGGAAACTGAGGTTTGCACTTTTACAACTTCTATTGAGTCTGGAGCTATTGTAAGACCAGGTAGTGTTATTACTGTTAATGATCCAGTAAGAGGTGGAGAACGCAGAAGTGGTCGTGTAAAATCTGCAACGACTACAACAATAACTGTTGATAATGATTTGAACTTAAATACGTTTGGAGGTGCAAATCAGAAATGTAGTGTAATCTTACCTGATGGATCTGTAGAAACAAAAGATGTTATTGGTGTTGTATCAGGTGTTATTACTTTAGATTCTGCCTTATCTCAACTACCAAATGTTAATACTATTTGGTTATTAGAAAGTGATACCTTAAAAGCACAAACTTTTAGAGTTATATCAGTAACAGAAAAAGATCAAATAAATTATGAAATTACTGCTGTTACTTACATAGCAGAAAAATATGCAAACATAGAGCAAGGCATAAGCTTACCTACAAGAAATATTTCATTATTAAATGAATTAAAAAATCCTCCACAAAACTTACAAGCTGAAGAAAAAATAGTAATTATTAATAATTTAGCAGTTCCTAAATTACTAATTTCATGGAAATTTATTAATGGTGTTAGCCAATATCTTGTTCAATATAGATTTAACAGTTCAAACTGGGTAAGTGAAGTCGTATTCAAGCCAGATTTTGAGATATTTAATACAGAGGCAGGGACTTATGAGATAAGAGTTTTTTCTTATAACTCAGGGTTAAAACTTTCAGCAACTTCTTCAGATATAACATTTATTGCAAAAGGCAAAACAGAACCACCTGAGAATGTTCAAAATTTATCTATAGAACCTGTAACAAATAAATTAGTAAGATTAAGATGGAGCGAGTCAATATCTCCTGATGTAATTCATGGGGGAAAAGTTTATGTCAGACATTCTAATAAAACTGATGGTACAGGTACATTTCAAAATTCTATTGATTTGATTGAAGCACTTGCAGGCAATACTACAGAAGCAGTTGTACCAAGCCTTGAAGGAGAGTACATTCTTAAATTTAGAGATGACCAAGGAAATTTTAGCACTGGAGAAACTTCTATAATCCAAGATTTGCCTGATTTAATTGATAGTCAACAAATATTAGCTGATAGAGAAGATACTGATACAACTCCTTTTGGTGGTAACAAAGATAAATGTTCAGTAGTGTCGGGAGCATTGACCTTAACTGACCCTGCTACAGATTTAGAAGGAACATATGATTTTGCGACAACTTTAGATTTAGGTTCTGTATTTTCTTTAAATTTAAAAAGACTTGTACAAAGTATTGGTTTTGCTCTTGGAGGGCAAACTATCACAGCTACATATGAAAGAAAAACTGCAACTGTAAACAGTCAGTCTGTAACTGTAATAGAAATCACAAGTAATAGTCATGGTAGATCATCAGGTGATTATATTAATTTTGTTTCTTTAACAGGTGGTGCAAGTAATGGAGTATTTCAAATAATTTCAGACAATATAACTTCTAATAGTTTTCAATTTTTAGCTTCTGGAAATGCAATATCCTCATCAAACTGTACTTTTGCTTTTGTTAATACAATAGATCAATTAATACCATCAGGAACATTTTGGGATGATTATGCCCCTAATGGTAATTTCGATGGGCCTGCTGTAAATGATGTTACTGCTGCATTACAAGTAAGAACTACTCAAACAGACCCTTCGGCTTCTCCTACATATACACAATTTAATACATTTGCAAATGGTACTTTTAAAGGAAGAGGTTTTCAATTTAGATTAGTTCTCAAATCTGAAAATATTGGACATAATATTTCAATTCAACAGCTTGGTATTCTTGCAGCTTTTGAGTCAAGAACAGAAAGAAGTTATGTTAGTGGATCAGGAACATCAACAGTAGCTTTATCTTCTGGAACAAATGCAAATGGGTTAGATGTAACTTTTGCTAAACCGTTTTTTGTAGGTACATCTAATTTAGGAGGAGCGAATGCTTTCCCACCTTCAATCGGAATAACAATTCAAAATGCTGCTCAAGGAGAATATTTTGTAATAAAAACAGATACAAATGGAAATTATTTAAATGCAGCAGGGTCAATTATTAATGGTCAGGGATTTAATATTAAAATTTTAAATAGTTCTAATAATCCAGTAAATAAAAAATTTACTTTTCAAGCTGTTGGTTATGGCAAAGGGGTGTAATATGGAGAAAAGTCTTTAAGTAATGTCACAAGTTGGAAATAAAAATATAGATAATGCGTCAGGTCAAGTTGTTAGGACTGATATACAAAATACTATTAAAGCTGTTGCTTCAAATAATTTTGGTGCAAAAGCTAGTGCTGGAGAAATAGAACCTGCTGAATTTGTTGCAGATAATTCCTCTACACCTAATAAGTTGCTTATCAGATCAACAACTGGTGCTTCTGCTGCTGCAAGTGCAACTTTTTTTGAAGTAGGTAATTTAGATGAAGCTAATTTAGGTCTTTTGCCTAAATCAGGTGGCACAATGACAGGTCAGCTTTTAGGAGATGATGGATCTGCTGCTGGATCTCCAGCTTATGCTTTTGATACAGATGGTGATACAGGAATGTTCAGACCATCTGCAAATACTCTTGGATTCTCAACTGCTGGTCAACAAAGATTTTCAGTAAGTGACTCAGGATTAGATATTACTGATGGTTTGCCTTTAAGATTTCAAGATGCAAGTGGTTCTCCTTTCGTATCTTTAAAATCGCCATCATCTTTATCAGCAAATGTGTCATTAACTTTACCTCCTAGTATTCTTGATGGTGGTTTTATTCAAACTGATGCTTCTGGTAATTTAAGTTTTCAAACTATAGCTGGTGTTCCTGCTGGTTCTGTTTTTTGCATGGCAGTAGCTACAGTGCCTTCTGGTTATTTAGAATGTAATGGAGCAGCAGTTAATAAATCAACATACGCAGCTTTGTTTGCAGTAATTGGGATTACTTACGGAGGAACTAATGCAAGCTCAACTTTTAATCTTCCTGACTTAAGAGGAGAATTTGTTAGGGGTTTTGATAATGGTAGAGGAGTAGATAGTGGAAGAAGTATCAATGACCCTCAATCAGATCAAAACAATAGTCATACTCATGCTTTTTCTGCTAACACAGCTAATGCAAATATAACAGGTACTATTTCAAGAATTTCTGAATCATTTAATAGTTCTGGTTCTGTTAGTGGAGTGTTTTCAAAGCAAACTGGCTTTAGTGCGGCAAACACACCTGGAAGACCTGACACAAATGATACAGGCCAAGTTACTCTTAATTCAAATCACGTTCATAGTATTTCTGGTACAACTAATAGTCAAGGTTCAGAATCAAGACCTCGTAATATAGCTATGATGTACATAATAAAAATTTAATTATGGCCATAGCACCTGCAACTTATGACATAACTATTCAAAGAAGATCAGATCATGTTGAAAATATTTCTTTGACTGACAGTAATGGAACAGCTATAAATCTTACTGGTTTTAACATAGCTGCTCAGGTATGGAGTCAAGATAGAACAAAAAAATTTGCAGATTGGGCTGTTAATTTTACAAACAGAACAAATGGTGAATTTAGTATAACTTTAACTTCGACTCAAACAACAACATTTTTTCCCGATAAATTAGCTTACGATGTATTAGTTGTTAATGGCTCAGGACTGAAAGAATACTATTTAGAAGGTAGTATAAATATGAGTGAGGGTTACACAACATTATGAGTCAAATAAATATTACAACTAATAAGAACACTGTTACTGTAAACGGTGAGACAAGAGTTGTAAAAATATCTACAGCAGGGCCTCAAGGGCCTGCTGGTACATCAGGGGGAGGAGGATCTGCTGGTGGTCTTAACTTTGATCTTTCTGGCAAAGTTGATGATGCAGTTCTGTACTATCACGCTGCTTCTGATACCATAAAAGCAGATAACACAACAACCAAACTTACACTTGTCGATGGGGGTAACTTCTAAAGATGGCTAACACAGTTCGCATAAAAAGATCAACAGGGTCTTCAGCACCAACAAGCCTTGCAAATGCTGAGTTAGCTCATGCAGAAGGTTCTGATATTCTTTTTCTTGGTAAAGGGACAGGTGGTGCTGGAGGATCGGCTACGACAATTGAAAAGGTAGGTGGTAAAGGTGCATTTTTTGATAAAGATACCGTAAGAGCAGCAAATTCAGTATTAGCAGGCCCATCGTCAGGATCAGATGCCGCACCTACATTTAGAGCGTTAGCAGCAGCAGATATTCCTTCTTTAGCTCATACAAAAATTTCAGATTTTGATACAGGTGTTCAGTCAAATAGATTAGATCAAATGGCCGCACCAACTGGCTCGGTTGGATTAAATGGACAAACAATAACAGGACTTGGATCGCCTGTTAATGCTTCTGATGCAGCAACTAAGTCGTTTGTTGAATCTACAGCACAAGGACTTGATGTAAAAGATTCTGTAAAAGCAGCGACAACTGCAAATATTACAATTTCAACTGCTCTTAATAGTGGAGACACTTTAGACGGTGTTACTCTTGCTGATAATGATAGAGTTCTTGTTAAAAATCAAAGTACTCAGTCAGAAAACGGCATTTACATAGTTGGTAGTAGCCCATCAAGGGCAACTGATTTAGCTGCTGGTGCAGATGCAGCAGGCATGTTTACCTTCGTAGAGCAGGGAACTGTTAATGCGGATAATGGTTTCGTCTGTACCAGTAACAAAGGATCAGCAGTTGTTGGCACAAATAACCTCACTTTTGCTCAATTTTCTGGAGCAGGAAATGTAACTGCTGGAGATGGACTCGATAAAAGTGGTAATACCTTAAGTGTTGATTTAAAAGCAAACGGAGGACTTGTTATTGAGTCAACAGAACTTGCTATAGATTTAGGAGCAAGTTCGATAACAGGATCTTTACCTGTTACTAAATTAGCTAGTTTAACAGCAACAGTGTCAGAGTTGAACGTGTTGGATGGCATTACCTCGACCACTACAGAATTAAATTTATTGGATGGAGCAACTTCAGCTACCTCAACAACACTTGCAGCAGCAGATCGTATTATAGTTAATGACAATGGAACAATGAAACAAGTTGCTTTTACTGATCTAGTAACATTTCTTGAAAATGGTGCTGTTTCTGGTTTAGAAATAGATGGGGGCAGCTATTAATTTATAATTTATGGCTAATGTAATAAAGAACAAAAGAGGCACTACTAAACCAGCAACATCCGATCTTGTTGTTGGAGAAATAGCAGTCAAAACTGATGATGCGAAGTTATATATTGAAAACGATGCGGGATATGTTTTTGAAGTAGGTGAAACTCTTGGAACTTTTAGCGGTTCTACAATAACCTATACAGTTACAGTTGCATCAAAAACAGCAGCACATAGATATAACGGAACTGGTTCTTCGCTAGGTTATCAAATTAATGGTATTTTTTCTCCATTTTTATCATTAGTTCCAGGTAATACTTATAAGTTCGATCAGTCACACAGTAGTAACAGTGGTCATCCTTTTCGTTTTTATTTAGAAGCTGACAAAACAACTGCATATACAACAAATGTTACTACGAGTGGAACAGCAGGCTCTAGCGGTGCTTATACGCAAATTGTTGTAACTGACTCAACACCTATGATCTTGCATTATCAATGCTCGGCACATGGTTATATGGGCAATAGTCTTACCGCAAATAGTAATAATACAGGAGTATCGTCAGGAGGAGCAGAGGTTTATGGATTTAATACTAATAGTTCTGGAAATTTAATAGTGACTACAACAAATTCTGGTGTGGACAATATTTCTGGCACAGTTTATGATTCATTTGAAGATGTGATTTTTGCAGCTACAGGTTTATCCTTTAGCGTTAATGCAAATGGTAAATTAATTGCAACTATTTAATTATGGCAACTATTGATCTCGGAAAAATTAAGCTAGTTTGGCGAGGTACTTACAATGCCTCAACAGCCTATGCTGTAGATGATCTCGTGGAATATACAGATACAGGTATTCTGTCAGCATACATTTGCAAAACCGCTTCACAAGGAAACGCACCCTCTAGTGGTGGTACATTACATGGTTCATGGGATTATATTGCAAAGGGTTCTGGAACGGAAACTGGATCAAGCATAGCCACCAAGTTAAATGGACAGAATGTATATACTACAGGAAATATAGGAAGAGATAGTACGGATTATTTTTCTTTCACTGATAATACTCAAATAGATGTTTATGTTAATGGTAGTAATGAATTTAGATTTGAAGCTGATGGAGATTTTCATGCAGATGGAGATGTTATTGCAGTATCTTCAACAGTTTCATCGGATAAAAAATTAAAGGAAAACATTGAAAAAGTATCTAATGCACTAGAAAAAATAGAAGCACTTAATGGTGTTTTATTTAATTGGAAAAAAACTGGTGAGAAAAGTGCAGGTGTTATAGCTCAAGATGTACAACAAGTATTACCACAAGCTGTTAAGGAGGTAAAATCAGTATCAGAGGAAGACAGTTATCTTGCAGTAAATTATAATGCTTTAACTTCATTGGTAATAGAAGCTATAAAAGAGTTAAAATTAGAAATTGAACAACTAAAAGGAGGTAAGTAAATGCCTTTCCATAACGTAACTGCATTTTCTGATCAAACACTTAAGAAAGATATAACTACAATTAATGATGCTTTAAGTCTTTGCGGCAAATTAAGAGGTGTTTCTTATAAGTGGATTAAAGATGATAAACCGAGTATTGGTGTTATCGCACAAGAAATAGAGCAACACATTCCAGAGATTGTTACTACTACACAACTAGATGGTAAAGATGTAAAGTCTGTTGATTATGGAAAAATAGTTGGTGTTCTTATAAATGCTATTAATGAATTAAAAGCAGAATTAGATGAATACAAAGGAACTTTTGAAACAATGACAATTGAAGATCTTGCAGCTATGACTGGTGATAATGTTATAAAAAAAGTAATGGTTCTTAAGAAGTCAGAAGGAGGTGAGTAAATGGCTTGCCCTGCTGATGGTCAAATATCTGTTCAATCTTTAGTAGATGAATTTGGAGGTAGTCCACCTCATGCTTTAACTGAATACTATAGAAATGCTGGTTTAGTACCAGGTAATAATACAAACGTGCCTGAGTCTGGTCAGTTTGCATTAACGAATTGCTACTCAGCAGTTAATGAAATACAGCATACTCATAGTGATGGAGATACTCATGCTAATTATGCAACAATTTTTGGAAGTAATTATGCTTCAACTATTCCAAAAAGAGTAATTGTTCCTGCTGGAGTTACCGTTGGAGGAACTACAACTCACGCAATGTTGTTACCTTCTGGAATGGGCGGCACGATTATCTTTGATATTTCTGGAAATGTTCATGGATATGGTGGGGCTGCCAATGGTGGTAACGGTGGTGATGCAATACATTGCGTACAAACTAGCGGTGTAACTGTTACCGTAAACTCTGGCGGTGTTATCTATGGCGGCGGTGGCGGCGGTGGACAAGGTGGAGCTGGAGGAGATGGTGGTAACGGTGGTCAAGGTGGAACAGGCGGAGGTGGAAGAGTAGGAGGTGTTACATTTAGTGGAGGTGCTGGTGGTGCTGGCGGTGCTGGTGGTTCTGGGGGGACTGGAGGAGCTGGTGGAATAGGTCAAGGTTATAACCAATCTGCTACTTCTGGTTCTGCTGGATCTAGTGGTTCTGGCGGTTCTGGCGGTTCTCAAGGAGTTCATCCTACCCCTCAAAGTGCGTATAATATGCCATCTAGCCAGCCTGACCATCCAGCATGGGGTGGAGATGGTGGAGATGGTGGCACTGGAGGAAATGGAGGAAATGGTGGCACTGGAGGTACTGGTGGTTCATTTGGAAATTCAGGAGCTACTGGTGCAACTGGAGCAGATGGTGGAAATGGAGGTCAGGGTACTACTGGAGGAAATGGTAGTTGTTTTAATCATAATTCTTGTAATTATTGGATTTCGATAGGTGTTTATAATGGACATTCAGCACCATCAGCACCATCAGGTGATTCTGGATCAGCAGGTTCAAGTGGAGGATTAGCTGGTCATTACATATATAATCGTGCTTCAATCACATTAAACAACAGTGGTACTGTAGGTGGTAGATAGGAAAGAAACATTATGAATGATCCATTAGATTTATTAATTAAACAGTATGAAAATCAACTTTTAGAAGTTCAAAAACAGAAAGAAGAAGCTAAACGAGCGTATGATATTGCTTGTAAGAATGAAGACAGGTATCAAGGTGCAATTATAGGTGTAAAAGATGCACAGGCACAATTATTATCTACAAAAGGACAAGAAAAAGAATTAAAACCTTCTGACGCGAAAAAAGCAAAGAATTAACGTTTAGACTCTTGCATTTGCCTTGTCATAAGGCTCATGGTGACATACAAAGGCGATAAACCTATAATGAGCAATAGAACAGCTATGCTCATAACTGACATAGCTCTAATTACGGCAAGTTTTATCATGTTTCAAAAGATAGCTAATGTTTTAAGTATTGTCTCTTTTGTTATGGTCACATCAATTTTAGGTGGTGGCTACTTCGGTTACAAGTATGTAACATCTGAGCAATTTAAAGCAAAGATAATGAATCAAGTATTAGGAGAGGTAAAAGGTTTATTACCTAATGTTATGGATAAAGCACTACCAAAAACAACAGGGGAATCAATAGCTATACCTAAAAAACTTGGATTATGAATGAAAATAATAGATAATTTTTTACCGCAAGAACAATTTAATCTAGCTGCAAAACATTTAATGAGTTATGGATTTCCTTGGATGTGGAACGACTCTGTTACAAAAAACGAATGTATAGCAGACCCCTCAGAATTTCAATTCGTTCATTCTTTTTATGAACCGTTATGTGGGGTAACAACTGATTATCCTGAGTGGCTTGAAATTATAAAACCATATGGAGATAGATTAAATCCAATATCTTTAATGAGAATAAAAGCAAATCTTAATATAGGAACTTCAGAATTTATAACAAGGGAATTGCATACAGATTTTAATGTTTCATGCAAGACAGCTATAGCTTATATCAACACTAATAATGGATATACAATTTTTGAGGATGGCACAAAAGTTGAGAGTATAGAAAATCGAGTGGTAATTTTTGATTCACATAAAAAACACGCTGGAGTTCCATGTACAGATGAAAAAAGAAGAGTAGTTTTAAATTTTAATTTTTTATAGTGGAAATTCCAGAAATTAATATTCCAGAAATAAGTATTCCAAATATTCATATCCCTTATACTTTTTTGCCTAACTATGAACACTCAAATATTGAGGTAATAGGTTGTAAATATTATCACAGAGATACAAAAAATACAGGTAATAGAAACTTGCTAATAGATGATCCTAGAGGAGTTGTTTCAGATTGTCCTTTTCCTAGTTTTATTCCTCTTCAATATGTACCAGATCAATTAATTATTGTTGAAGAAGCTGCACCAGAAAATAAAGAACCTGATAAATTACCAGAAGGAAAACCACCTCAAGCTCAAATACCTAAAGAAGAAAAGAAAGAGGATGATTATAAACCTTGTCCTGATAAGAATGATCGCAGAATTGGTGAATATACTTCAGAAGCTCGCACTGAAAGGATAAAATCGTATAAAAGAGGTTCAGATGGCGAATGTATCACCGAATACGAATCAGTTACGTTTGTTGATTCCTTTCTTCCTTCTCCTAGTGCTGCTCTTAACGTGGCTACAATTAGCCTTATCGCTGCGACATCTCCTCTTATACTTAATGCTATAAAACCATTAGTTAAAAATTTAATAAAAAAATTAACCAAGAAGAAAGAAAAATAATGTTTACGATACCTTTTTATCAATACAAAATAAACGATTGGAAAAATAAAAAACAAGAATTTGTTAGATTAGCTAATCAAAAAGAATATTATATTGATCCTGTATCTAATGTTTATACAAACTATGGAAGAAGTAGCTCATTATGTATTACAAATGTTTTTAACTTAGTAAAAAATGAATTTATTTTATTTAATAAGCAAGCAAATCTAAATTCATCATATATTAGTGATCTTTGGTTTCAAAAATATTATGAAAATCAATATCATGGTGTTCATAATCATGGTGCAATAGGATTTAGCTCAGTTTTATACATAGAATTTGATAAAAACGAACATAAAGGAACTCAATTTATTTCACCGTTTACTAACCCAAGAGGTCTTACAGATACTTTTAACGCTGAAGTTGATGAAGGAGATTTAATAATTTTTCCTTCTGTAATTAATCATTTTACAATTCCTACTCAAAGTAAAAAATTAAGAATGATTTTGTCTATGAATATAAAATTTTAAAAAAAACTGACAAACAAAAAAAATAAGGTAAAATAAATATTAACCCAACAAGGGCTGATCCCTGTTTAAGATTGGACGAAAGGCTTAGACGGTTTAAATACCAAAGGTGGTACTAAGTTGGGTTTTTATTAAGCACCTGTCTCTAGTTTGGTCACTAGATGCAAAGAGGTTGAGTGATTGAGCCAAGTTGGTCACTTTCTCGGCAAGTGCTTATTTTTTTGTCTTGATTTTGTGCGTATGGGGTATAACTTGATTTGGTGGTACTGTTACTTTTATCCCTTCACAAATCTCTGCGTATTTTCCAACGAACTGTACTCCTAACTTAGCCTGCTTTCCGCAAACCTCTAGACGAAAAAGTGCCATCTCCAATGCCTGTTTCTGGTATAGCAATTCTTGATTTTTAATATTTACTTCTGTAGCTCTAAGGCATAAGTCAGGTGCTTTACCTAACGGAATACTAATTTGTGCTGAGATTCCATAGTTCAAGTTATAATTATCTTTTTCAAATCTTGGTGTTTCTTGCACATATTTAATAGCACCAGTATCTTCGTCATAAATATTTTGTCTAGTTATAGTTTCTTTTGGTCTATTAAATGACCACGCATCTGTCACATAAGGAGTAATCGTAAGACTTGGAGAACTACAAACAATACCTTGTGACATCCTAAATTGTGGAGTGCTTTGCGGAGCAATCATAGTCGCATTATTATTTACTGTTCCTTGTGCATTAGAGCTAGGACTTGCAACCGTAGTATTAGCCAAAACCTTTGTAGGGCAAAGGATTAGAGCTATTGCCCAAATGTAGTTTCTACGGTTGTTGTGGTTGTTGTATTTATAGTGCGATTTATTTGGGTAATTGTGTCGATGCCTGGTGTCATTACTGTCTCTACCAAACTGAATGGCTGAGACTCGTTTACGATCTTCCATCTAGGCATACCCTCCAAGGTAGGACTTGTATAAGAAAAATTAATTCCATTTACTGTTTGTGTAGCTTCTGCTGTTGGTATTGCATTAATATATCCATTTACATCAGCACTTTCAATGTTAGTGCCACTAACACCAACTGAATACCCTGTCCTATACTGATAACTCGTAATAGATTCCGTTATGACTGATTGAGAAGTACTGTTTGTCGAGGAACTACCTGTCCTGAAGGTTGGGACGACAGGATTTGCAAAGGTTTTAACAGGAAATAATATAAAAAATAGCAGCCAAACCCTAGTCAATTTGGATAGAAACTGTAGTGGACGCTGTACAGCTAGAACCTGATCCAAATGTACCTGAGCAGGTTGTAACCCCTGATGATAAACTCGTCATTGCTCCACTACCTTGAGTCCCTCCGCTTCCAACTGTCGTTACTCCAGATAAATGAGGTAAGCTTGCTATCCCTGATGACGGAGTAATTGCACTAGGTTGGGAATCTCCAATAGTGACGGTTTCCGTCAGCGAGAAGGCCGATCCTGCTGTCGTAATAGCTTTATCAGTTTGAATTAAAGCTGGCACACCTGCGGTCAAACTTGAAACATTGAGTCCTCCAATCGCCCCAGAAGTAGTGCTGCCACCTGATGTCACGCTTGGAGTTATATTATTACCGCTAAGACTGTATGTAGTCCCCAATTTCTGAGTCGTTACAAATGGCATATCGACAGAAATTTGGGCTGATGTCACAAATTTCTGCGTGATGTCGGCATAGCTAGGACTTGCAACTAATAGCAATAATGGAAGTAGTTTTTTCATGTTTTTTTAGGTGTATGTGTCCAAATTTGTGTTGTTTTTTGACCAGAAGAAATATTAGGATTTGTACCTTTAAATTCTGAGATAGAAATTGTGTGACTACCTTTATGTTTTGTATTCCATAAAGCATAAGCTTTATACATTTTTTGAATTTCTTTGTAACTCATTTTTTCTCCTCCTTTTTGTTCACAACTTCAGCACCAAGAATTTTAATAGGTGTTTCTATTCTAATGGTTTGAAAGTTACCCGATTGTGTAGCTAATAACTGTTCTACCTCTTTTTTGTTTAATGGTTTTTCATCTGGTTTATATGTTCCATCTCCTCTCTTTTTAGCTCCCTCAAGCCCAAAACTAGCCAAGGCTCCCGTTAAGAGCGAAGCTGGAAAAGTTATATCCTTTGGCTCGTTGCTATAGCCAGGTATAGTTATATAGTTAAGAGATACGATAAAACCACTCCAACCAACTACAACAAGTCTGACAACAACTGATATAAAAGCTAATTGTTCCTCTTTATCAGTAATGTTTTCTTTTAGTTTTTGCAAAGGGTTTTTGCTCTTTTCTGTTTCCATAGGCTTTTTCTGTCATAATAGACATATATAGAGGACTCGTAAAGTGGTAGAGGTTATTGCAGCATTAGGTGGGG